TAGTTCTCTCAAATTCTTCTACTTTGTAAAATAATTCTAGAAAGTTAATGCTAGTAGCATCGTAAGGTATTTCATACTCATCGGCTTTCTCTAATGTGCTTATTCCACTCTCAGACACTAACATACGTTCATACACGCTTTTAGCTCTACGAGCTAATGTAGCTACAACTTCTGATAAAGGTAAGCCATAATCAGTATATTGTTCTTCTTCCTTAACTTGATGGAAAGTTGGAATTTCGGAAATGTTAGAGTTGCTGGTCATAGTGTTATTACAATAATTAGTTGTAAGAATACTACATAGCGGAGTTGATCCGCCATCGTTATTTCCAGAAAAACGTAATTTTGCCTGTGCTAATAGTGGACTTAGGAAACTTTTTGGATATTGCATAGTGAACCTCATAAATTGTTGTTATGAGATTAGTATAATAGGGGAAAAAAATAAAGTCAACACTAATTACACACTAATTACATATTATATAAACAATATGTACATTAGATGTAGATACTATCTACATGACATTTAGTTAGTATCTACATTAGGTGTTAATACGATCTACATGACATTTAATTAATATCTGCATTAGGTGTTAATACTATCTAATTAGTATATTTTTTTGACTTTAGCTATAAAATTTAGTATTTTAAATAATAATCAAATATATGTTAAGTAATTTAGTGGAAAATATATTGTGTTCGAATCAAGAATGACAGCAGTGGATGCAGCAAAGTTAAAAAACGTTACTACTCAAGCGATCCATAAAGAGTTAAAAGCCAAGAGTTTAGAATCTTACAAAAATAACAATAGGGTCTATTTTAAACACGACACTGCTAAAAAAATATTTAATCATTCATTTAAAAAATCTATAATTTCCTTTCAGATAGTAAAAGGTGGGACAGGAAAAACTACCATTACTCATGCTTTTGCGATAAGAGCTAATTTATACGGAGCTAAAGTCTTGTGCATAGATTTAGACCAACAAGGCAATTTAACCCAAGCATTTGGGGTTAATTGCGATAACTCACCTGTCATGGTTGATATTATTGACGATACCACTTTAATAGATAAGGCAATAATAAATATTACATCAGGTCTTGATATCATACCTAGTAGGATTGAGAATGCTGTGCTTGATAATCATCTTATGTTAAATAAACATCCTTTAGACAGAGTATACAAAAATATAATAAATATAGTAATAGAAAATTACGATCTAATAGTAATTGACTGTCCACCAGCGTTAGGGCAATCCGTAACTGCCGCAACTTTAGCATCGGATACAATTATATTTCCACTCACTCCAGAAAAATTTAGTCTATCTGGGTTAGAGATTTCTTACAAAGAAATTAGTACTATCAATAAAAGATTTAATACTTCGTGCCACTTCAAAATACTATTAAATAAATTCGATATGAGAACCGCTTTATCAAGTGAGGTGTTAGCAAAAATTATGAATCACGCACTTTTTCAAAAAATGACATGCAATACTTTTATACGAAGCTGCCAAGATTTTCCGAACATGTTATATGCCGCGACAAATATTTTTTCTAATACAAAGTCTTCTGCTGCAAAAGATGATATTGACCTTTTGACAAAAGAAATTTTAAACTTGAACATAAATAAGTAATAACCGATGCCATCAATAACAGATTTAAAAAGTATCAAAAAAACAAATAAAATTTTTAAAAAACAAGAATATAGACCTTGGGATGAAAAAGACATTCCAGTATCAAAAAATGACCCCTTGAAAAGAGACAAGGAATTAAACGTTGATAATATTAATTCTGTTGAGTTAGAAAAAATATGGCGGGGTTTGTATGGTGCAAAAAAAACTCTTCTAAAAATAATCCTTCAAAATACAGAAGAAACTCATGATGGTTATATCATCACAAAAGCTATCACTATTAGTCAATTAATGACTAACTCATCTTTACCTGCAAACACAATAAAATCTGCTCTACAACTACTAAAACACAGCTATCTTATCTCAAACTACGAAACTAAACCAGGTAAGGGTGGTTTTGCTAGATATAAAGTTCCTACAAAGGTGTATGAATACTTCGTTGAAAGATATTCTACTAATACGTAATTTTTATTGACTTTGTTAGGTTGAGGTATAATATCAAAATACACTATTTAGGTGTAAACTATAAACTTACCTTTAGAAAAAAAGAAGTGCTAGAACCAAGAAGATACTAGCACCAACAAAAATTTATAGAGTTTTTAGTTTTTCTAATTTACCCCAAGGAGGGGAATTTTTATGATTTAAAACAACAACAATCAGATAGTTAAAAAAGAAGCTTGACAGAGTGGACTTTTTAACTTTTTTCAGAAACGAACTCCAAAACGTTTTCCAGACGTTAACAGAGTTTTTTTATTGCCGAACTGAACGCCAACAATGGTTATCATAATAGTATTCTATAACCTATTCGTCAAGCTATTTGTTGTTGGTGTTTAAGAAAAATTATAATAACCACAAACAAATGGTAACATTTAGTGATAGCATTATACCAGGAACAGGAAGCTCCAAGACCTACTTTTCCTAACGCTTACGACTACTACTTTGACTATTATTCCGAGGAAGAAGAGCATACTTTTCGTCTTACTAAAGATACATGGGGAAATATTTGCAGAAGCAATGATCAAAGTAAAAGAATCACAGAAACTGAACTAAAACTCATTTCTCTTGTCAGTACCTTAATAGAACGTTCTCCTTTAGGATTTGCTTACTTTTCTCTGGAATATCTTTGTGCAAAATTAGGCATAACGGATAGACAACTACGTGCCGTTCGCAAAAATATTAATCATATATTCTTAAGTAGGTGGAGAAAAGCTACTCGTATCAACGGAGCGTTGAAAAAGAATGTGTATGTATTTGCCTATACTCTCCAAGGTCGTGGTATATTAGGCAATACAACAAAACATTACAAAAGTGTTAAACTCGGAAGTCCACTTCCGACTTCTATAAATAAGGATGAAAAATATATAAATAATAGATCTAGTAAATCTAATTTTTATAAAAATTCTGATTCTTTAGTTTTAGCAGAAAAGAGTACGCGCGCCAACCAACAAAAAGTTACAGCAAAAAAAGAGTGTGAGGCAAATGCAACACAAACTTCAAAAATTATTCTATTGAAGCAACATAAAAGAGCTAGTAACAAACGTAAAAAGCCAACAAACGCTGAAATTAAGTCTAAACAAGCTAAATTCTTATACTTCCAACAATACGATAAGCAAAAGAGTCTAGGAGACCATTATCCTTTAAGCCAAGAGGATTGTGCTAAGTTACAAATTACCTCGGGACGTGATTTCACTTTGAATGCAATGAATGAGATATTACAAGATATCTCTAGAAAACCCAAGGAATCTAGGCACCAGTTTCCCTCTAAGACAGCTTTTATGGCGTATATGAGTAAGGTTTATCGCTATGAGGGACGGGATGCAGTTAAAACCTCTAACTCAAGCTTTAAGATAATAGCTAGAGCAACGGAAGCTGAGGTAATTGCTTATACAACGCAAACTCAAAGAGATGAATTCATGGCAATATTTGAACAAGCAGCTATAGATTTTCCTACGCCTGAAAATAGGTTCAAGGCTAAAATAGCTTGTACCTTGCCACCTATGATTGGTTATAATCTACTATCGAGTATTAAGAGCATATCATTTAAAAATGATATGCTGGAAATTTGTTTAGTCAATCAACTAAATATAGACCATCACAAGCAAGCAATAGTGAAAGAAGCTAAGGCTGTAGACTGTAAAATAGATTGTATTTCAGTTTATTGTAGTTAGGCAACAAATAATAATTGATATATACAAATAGCAATATATATTTGTATACAATAATATAAATATAAAAGCATACAAATATATGAAAATATTAGGAGTCTTAAATCAAAAGGGAGGAGTAGGAAAAACTACTTTATCTACATGTTTATCAGTAGCTTTTGAGGAAGATAATAAAAAAACAGCTCTTATTGATTTAGACCCACAAGCTACTGCGTGTTTTTGGAGTGATACAAGAAACAAAAATACTCCAGCAGTAGTTTCTATCCAACCTGTGAGACTTAAATCAATGATTAATGCAGCACGAGATGCTAATACTGATATCGTGATTATTGACGGTGCGGCTATACAGAAAGAAATTGCTTATGATGTTGCTCAAGTTGCAGACTATATAATAATTCCAACAAAAACAGCTGTTTTTGATGTTACGTCAATGCAAGAGACAGTAAAAATCATAAAAAAAAATAATGTTCCTTATAGTATAATTTTAAATATGGTTTCTCCTAGTGGGCAGGAGATTGATGATTTTAAAAAGATGACTAGTGATCTTAATATACCTCTCTGTAATATTAGTATAGGTAATCGCAAAGACTTTTTTAGAGCTCAAAATATGGGTCTAGCTGTTCAAGAATATGATAGAGAAGGTAAGGGAGCAGAAGAAATTATACAAGTATACAAATATATAATCAAACAATTATATACCTAAACAAATATGTATCTATACAATTATACACTTAAACAAATATACAAACAACTATGAATAATTCATTGCAAGCGGCTTTAACAAAGATAAAAAATGATGAAGATAAAGAACAAAGTATAAATACAAAAAATAGGATAGATACGGTCTTAATCGGAGCTCATGTATCTCAGAGTATACATAAACAACTTAGAATATTAGCTGCAGAGGAAAACAAAAAACAACAAGATCTACTACTAGAAGCTTTAGACTTATTATTTTTAAAATACGGAAAAAAGAATTGGAAGTAGAGTTATTTCAATTCTTTCAAATTACTCCTAATCCCAAAACACTTCAATAACTCCCATTTTTCAATGATGTAGTGGTAAGTTATTAATACCAAGGCATTTAAAGCCATAGCGTAGGGAATAATATTTAAATTTGAATTTAATATAAATTTAAATATTACTACATAACTAAATGCAATTCCCATAGCTATAAGCACGCATCTTTCTGTGGTTTTAAAACCCCAAATAAGCAATAGTAACGGAACGGTTACTATTGGCATATAAAAACTATTGCTTAGCAGTATAATTGAAAGTAGATCGTCACTTAAATATGTTAGTGCTATTGCCATTAAGCCTAGTGCAAGTACGCAGTAACGTGTGTTGTCTAATTTTTTATCATCAGAGCGTTTTTTAAAAAAATAAAAATCGTTAGAAATCAATATTCCTCCTATATTTAACATAGAGTCTGCTGTAGACATCGCCATGGATATTATACCTAATGCTAGAACTGCTTTTAACAAAGGAATAGAAGTAAAATTTTGAAGAATATAAGGCAATAACTGACCTTTTTCTAAATTTTGATCTATAGCAAAAAGAGCCAATGGAAATGCTAATAAAATAATTTTTATAAGAAGAAAAAACAGAGCCGAATATAAATACGAATATTTAGCTTGTTTTGTAGAAAAACTCATAGAAATTCGCTGAAAATCAGTAGGTTGTAATCCTGGAATAGCAAAATATAATGCTAAACATATCATAGAGGATAAATCAAAATCTTTAGCATGAAAAAATTTTGTTATATTGAATTTCTCTACTTCTAAAATATTAATTTGAGTTTGTTGTTTTAAAGTATAATAAAATATTATTCCCACTAATGGTAGAGAAATTAAAAAACATATAAGCTGGATGATGTCAGTTTTTACAACAGATTGTATCCCTCCGAAAACTGTATAAAAAACTACTATTCCAGATATAATTATTAATGCCAAGTTAGGACTTATAGAGAAAAAACTCTGCCCAATTTGTCCAAATATCTTAAATTGAATAGCGATACTACCACTAACTCCAATAAAACCAGCTAAGGCTGTTATACTTCTTGCGTGCTCTCCGTAGTTTAATTTCATTGCCTCTGCAACAGAAGTGGTTCCTAAAAATCTTTTCATAAAAGGAGTTATGGCAAAAGCAATAAACAATAAACAAAAAACAATTCCAAGTGATGGAATATAATATTTTAACCCCTCAAAATATACTCCAGATAATGTAATAAAAAAGCTACTACCACTTATCCAAGTAGCAGAAATAGTAGCCCACAAACTAAAAACAGAAAATGATCTTCTGCCTATGGCAAATACATTCACATTTTCTATCTTGCCAATATTTCGTATTCCCGAAAAAATCACCCAAAGAAAGAACGATATAATAATACTTTGCTCTATTAATGACAACATTAGTTAATTCTCGTTAAGATGGTTGGTTCTTTTGTCCAATTATATTACAGAAATATACCTGCTATAGTTTTTTATCAACTAAAAATTTATAGAAAATGAATTTAAATTTGAGAGAGTTTGCTGCTGCAATGAAATTTTTTTCAAAAGCATTAATAAATTCTAAATTACCAAAAGGATTATGGCAAAGATATATAATTTTATACGGAACAGTAGAAGGAGCTAAACAACGTATATCACACGAAACTCTTGCTAAAGAATGGAGCATAGAAATAGTAAGCGTTAGCAAAGTTATAAAGAAGTTAAGGGAATATAACGTAATTTTGGCAACTCAAGAGAGTGACCCTAGTTCAAATGATAATTACGGATATCTATTTTTAACTCCCTTAGTTCATCCTAAAGAATAGACGTGGTAATAAAGCTAACCGATATGACTGCAAAAAACTTACCTAAAGGCTCGGAAGTTAGGAGTTACCTAGCATATTGCGCTTTTGACATAAAGCATGACCTCTTGGATTCGATGTACAACAAATTAATGAAGTGGGATGGAGAGAATGACTAAGCCGACTAGATCACAAATGAAAGAAGCTAGATGCATGATCGAAGACGTAAGGGAGTTAAATCAGTTATATGACGATGTAAAGTTAATAGCCAAAAAGGCAGAAGCTATCCTGGAAAAGATAGCTCATATGTCTACTGCAAAAAAAACTGACTACAACGCATTCTTAGATAGCATCAACAAGGGAAAAATCTAATGACTGATTCACGTTTAGTAGATCTGGATGAAGAAAGAAAAGAGCTAAATAATCTATATGCCCAGGCTGCATTATTAGTAGTAAGAGCGAGAAACATAAATAGCGATCTGGCAGAATTGGCAACAAAAATAAGGCATATGGCTATCACAAAAGAAGCTGAGTGCCACGAGATTTTAGAGACCTTAATAAAAGGAGAACAGCAATGATTGATGACTTACAAAAGATCGCCAAACGCATTATGCGAATGATTGAAGCAGGAGAGACTGGCCAAGATGTCTTTGCAAGGGATGCAGGAACTTTAGCAGAATTGATACTGAATATAGAAGAACTAACCACGAAGAGGTTTAAATGAACTCAGCAAGAGAAGAATTAGAACATTTCGACATGGTTGCACTGTGGGCATATGTCATAAGTCGTGCGCAAAACGATCAACAAAATATTCTTTTGATAGTAGAAGGGGGAAATGCATGATTAGGGAACTAAACATAAACCCTGAATTCCAAGATCTGATACCGCCATTGTCGCTTGAGGAGCAAGAAAGCTTAGAAGAAATTATAATAGCTGAGGGTTGCCGTGATTCGTTAATAATTTGGGGCAATACTATAATAGATGGTCACCATCGTTATGCTATATGCCATAAAAATTATATTCCATTCACCACAGTAAATAAGAAACAAGAATTAGAAAGCGAACTAGACGTAAAGCTCTGGATGATAAACAACCAGTTTAGCCGTAGAAATTTACCAACAGAGACAAGACTGGCTTTAGCATATCAGTTCAAGGAGTTCGAGCAAGAAAAGGCTAAGGTTAGGCAAGGTACTAGGAATGACTTAGTAGAAAGAGATACTAACATTAGCCTACCAGTAGGCTTAAGTGAAGTTACCAAAGGCAAAACTTTAGAAATAATAGCTCAAAAAGCAGGGGTAAGTAGATCTACAGCCGAGCAATACGATGCTATCCAGAGGAAAGGCACTGATGAACAAAAAGCTGAAGTAGCTTCTGGGAATTCAAGTATCAAGAAAGTTTATACCAATATTCGCAAAGCTGAACGTTTGGAGGCTAACAAAGTAAACGAATGGCCTAAAGGCAAGTACAGAGTTATTTACGCCGACCCACCTTGGAGTTATGGCGACGAAAGAAGCGGAGGAAGTCATGGTGGTGCAGTAGATCATTATAACACCATGAGTTTACAAGAGTTGTGTGACATGCCAGTTGTCGACTTAGCAGAAAAAGATGCGGTTTTATTTATGTGGGTTACCGCTCCAATGCTAATGAACGAAGGTAACGAAGTGCTTAAAGCTTGGGGCTTTAAATATAAAGCTCACTTTATCTGGGACAAAACAAACTCTTTCGTAGGTAACTACAACTCTGTACAGCATGAATTGTTACTCATTGGGACTAAAGGCAGTTGTACACCAGATAATACGCAACGTTTTAAGTCTATACTAACTATAGCAAAAACTAGGAAGCATTCGGAAAAGCCAGAAGAATTCAGAAAGATAATTGAAACTCTATATACGTACGGTAACAAGATAGAACTATTTGCCCGCAAAGCTATAAAAGGCTGGGAGGTTTATGGGAATGAATGCTGAATACTATAAACAATTGTATCAAGAAAGATTGCCTATAGGACAAGAATTTCAAGATCATTGCGCGGCTCTATTTTTACATGAGCTACATATACCGTTAGTTAATTTTCAAAGCAAGGATTGGCAATTTAAGATAGGCGAAAATGCTCAAGGTTTTGAGATTAAATACGATCAGCACTTTTCTAATACCAAGAATTTTTGGATCGAGGTGCAGCAAAGAGTAACGTTAGATCAAAGCTATTACGACGCTGGCATTTATCAAAAAGACAATGCATGGATGTACTGTATCGGCGATTACTCGGTTTTGTACTTGTTCGGTAAGCATTTTTTGCAGCTATTACATCAATCTAGCAGATTTGAAATTATAGAAAACAAGCTAAAAACTTCAAAGGGTTTTCTTTTACCACAAACAGATGCCGATAAATATTACACCCATAAAATAGAAACACCGCAAGGATTTGTGAAACTATCAGGAGGGAATGCATGAGTGATAATAAAAATATTAATGAGATTATAATAGAAGACCCATCACTGATATTGCTAGTTGGTGTAAGAAGTTCTGGAAAAACTACTTTTGCAAAGAAACATTTTTTGCCTACCCAAATTATTTCTTCAGATGTATGCCGAGCTAATATTTGCGACAGCGAAACTGATATGAGATTTTTGCAACCAGGCTTTCAATTGCTTAATGAGATCTTAGTTAAGCGTCTACAAGCAAAAAAACTATCAGTAATTGATGCTACAAACACGAGATTGGAAGATAGACAAGGCTATCTAAAAATGGCTTGTAAATATCATGTACCGACAATAGCTATTGTATTTGATATAGAGTTAGATGTTTCTTTAGCGCGCAATTCTAAACGTTGCGATAGGGGTGGATGTAGTGATTATATTTTCAGACAAAAAGAGCAGTTGAGTCAATCTTTCTATGAGTTAAGAAAGGGAAAAGATTACAAAGAGATTTTTGTATTAAGCACTCCAAATCAAATAAAAAAACAAAAAATAGTGTTGTTACCAAGATTAAGAGGGGTGGCATGAAAGCACAAACTAACCTCAATACAAAAATTAATAATAAAAAGAACCTCTTAAAGGAAGAAGGGAATATCAGAATAGAGGCTTTGTACAATATCATCCTTACTAATAAGGGAAAGCCTGACCACGTGGCTATTGATATCTACATAGAAGCTAGGTCTTGGTATAAAACTAAGAAAACGAATATCCAAGGTAATATAGTCTACTCGTCAAAGCTAAGCGGCTATGGGTGGCAGATAGGTTATGAGTATTTAGCTAATAAGCATAAATGTACTACTGAGTTAATCAGAAGAAAATTGGTCTTATTAGAAAAGTTAGGATTGCTGCAAAGAGATTTTAGAACTGAATATTATCACGGTAAAAGATTTAACAATAATATGTATCTTTTAGTATGGAAAGACACGCCTCATTTCTATAGTGAAATTGGTCTAGAAAAAAAGGTAACAACTACTCCTCAAAACCAAGTAGAGCTATGCAAAAACTCGTGTACCCCTCTCCAACAAAAATTGGACAACATATATGTAATACCCAATAACGGTAAGAAAAAAGAAGAAGAAGCTAAAGCTTATTCTTCTTCTTTTTTCTCTAGTACTCCTATTGAAGTTAATACTCCTTTAGCGTGCACGAGTGAGGAAAAAATTCAACCTTGCAAAATCGTACAAATCTCAAACACAAAACCTGAACCAGCAGCGCAAGAACCAATTACCGAAGTTCCAACCTTGGCTATTAGCTCTCTTGCGGAGCTAGCCAAGGTTTACCAAGCAGAAGAAATCCGTGTTGTGGCAAGCAAGGTGGTCAATTGTGACCAGCTGGAAGAGCAACCGTACGAAAAAATCGTACAACTGAAATCACGGATTTTAGTGGAAGAGACTGCAAGCATATCTAGCGAGGAGGGCAGTGTGAATACAGGGCGAATAGACCAAATAACGCAGTTGAAGGCGGAGATCTTCAAGGCATTTGATAGCAAAACCAGTGAGGAAATCATGGAGAATTGTACCTTTACGGAACTTGAGCCAAACAAGCTAGGAATCAGTATAAAAGCTAAATTTAGCTTCTCTGAACATGACAAACAAAAGCTAAAAACTTGCGTTCATATGACGTATGGTTCTGAGATAAAAATGCTAAATACCTCAGCTGTTAAACAACAAGCAGCTCTGATGCCAGTGGTTGCTCAACCAGCTCAAATTCAATCAAATTGCCAAAGATGGGAGCAATTCAAAAAGGATTTGCTCAAGTATTTTCCCGAGAAAACGGGTAATCATATTCTCAACGCTTGGTTTGATAAACTAAGAGTTAGTGAAGATGCGCCAAACAACAGAATTATCCTAACAGGTTCAACGTTTTATGTTGATAGCATTTACAGCAGATTCGAGACTGCAATTGAAGGAGTGGTTAAGAAAATGGCAGCTTCGCAAAATAAAGTAACTCTTGAATTGCATTATGAAAATAATAGCCAGAGGCCAATAATTTACAAACCAAATGGAGGGTTTTGATATGAATTTTATAGACGAGAATTATAGATATCCACACAAAGGTGAGCTCATAATGTGTTTAATGAGTTTAATTTAGGATTGCCAAACAGAACATACAAAAAAACTCCGTAAGATTTTTGAATGGGCCAAAAATGATGAAGATAAAGAGACTTTAAAAAGGATGATTAGAGCTAATAGAGTCCTTGAAGAAGGATTAGACGAAGACGCTACAAGTGGATACCGAAAACTAATTAACGATATAACAGATTTTAGGAGAGTGGAATAATGACAAATAAATCTACAACAATCAAAAATAAATTACTGAAAGCCACTCACGAAGGAGAGTTGAAAATTATGCAAAAAACATTACGTTGTGCAGTTTTAGAAGACGGTTCAAGGATTCTAAGCGGTGGAGCTATATTTAGGGCATTTGATAGACCCAGCGGAGGTAGTTATTGGAATAAACCTGGTGTCCATAGACTTTTGGAGTCTTATACTGTCCAACAATATATAACTCCAGAAATTAAAAAGATAACCACCGAAATAATCTATCTAGATAAAAACAATAATCTTAAAAAAGGTTTTGCAGCTGAAATGCTACCAGCTATATGTGATCTCTACTTAGAAGCTAGAAAAGATAATAGATTAATGAAGAATCAACTCAGAATGGATGAAGCATCGGAAATGATGGTTAGATCTCTTGCTAATGTTGGGATTAACGCCTTGGTTGATGAAGCTACTGGCTATCAAATGGACAGGCCTGAATCCGCATTGCAAAAGTTACTTAATCTTTATTTGACTAAAGAGTATTCTCATTGGGAAAAAGTATTCCCAAATAAGTATTATGAAGAAATATTTAGGTTGAAGGGATGGATCATGAATAAAACAGAGTCTCAAAAAAGGCCTGGTTGCATTGGAAATTATACGAATGATCTAATTTATTCCCGATTAGCCCCTGGTATTAGAGAAGAGTTAAAAGTACGTCAAGAAGACAATAAATATATTAGATATCACCAATTTCTAACAAACGAATTAGGACATCCGGCATTATCCCAGCACATGCATACAGTTATTGCTTTTATGAAAGCTTCCTCTAGTTGGGATGATTTTTATACAATGATGGAAAGAGCTTTACCTAAAAAGTCTGACCAATTTTTAATAGAGGCGACAGCATGAGAAATAGTGCAGAGATCCAGCTTATAGGCTACGTGTATCAAGACGCAAAATGCCCGAATGAGCGAGATTATCCGAATTGGGTAGTGTTTAAGCTTTGTGTGAACAGGAAGTACAAAGATAAGAATGGAGAAGAAAAACAGGATACTAGTTGGTTTGAATGCAAATCCAATTCTGAAACAATGTCCAAACTTATTAAGCTGTACGTCAAAGACAAGATGGGTTTATTTGTCAGAGGAATACCTAAGGCTAAAGCTTATACGACCAGTAGTGGAACAGCTGAGGCAAACATCGAAGTACTAGTTACAGAGTTTAATATTCTAACGTATCCAAAAGAAAAGACGGATACAACAGAGCAAAGTAACGGCAGGTACAAGATAGAAAGCGGCACAAAGGCAGTTATGCCAGAGGCAGAAATATACGATGACGAAATACCATTTAGTTAGGAAAGAGATGCTTAAAAAATCATTATCGGTATTTGATATCTTTTCAGGGATAGGTGGTTTTTCTCTCGGTCTGGAAAAAGCAGGAATGAAAACAGTGGCTTTTTGCGAGACCAATCCCTTTTGCCAACAAATATTAAAAACACATTGGCGTGATATTCCGATATTTTCGGATATATCAAAGTTAACTAAAGACGATTTTAAAACGCTAAAGCCAATTGACATTATTGCAGGAGGTTTTCCTTGTCAGGATATTTCTTGTGCAGGAAAACAAGTTGGAATTAGTGGTTCAAGATCAGGACTTTGGAAAGAATTTAAAAGGTTAATTAATGAGCTCAAACCAAGATATGCAATTATCGAAAACGTGGCAAACCTGCGTAGTAAAGGACTTGTCACGGTCCTGCAAGATTTATGGGAGATCGGGTATAATGCAGAATGGCACTGCATACCAGCTTCTGCCTTTGGTGCGCCTCACAGGCGAGATAGGATATGGATTATTGCCTACGCCGCGTGCATCGGCACAGATGGATTGTCCATCGGAGAGGAGAAGAGACTCCCCGTGTTTAGAGACGATTGTAAAAATGCTACCGACGCCGACTGCAAGCGATGCGACTGTGGGAGATATAATCGGCAGGGAGGATATCTACAAGATGACTTCGAGCGGAAGTATTCGGAAGCACACCAAAAATGGGACATCGGGGAGTCTGGGATTAGCAAGACATGTAAGATTCTTTCCTACCCCAACTGCCAGAGATTACAAGGATACGGGGGATCTCAAGAAATTAGCGCAATATGTAAGCAAGAGCAGATTAGCTTGTACTATCGCACACGAGGAATTGAACAATGGGGAGTAGAACCGGAATCAATAGCTAGACTAAAAGAAGGTCGTCTAAATCCTGATTGGGTAGAATGGCTTATGGGCTTTCCAAGTAGCTGGACGGAGAGTGGAAGTCGTAGGCAGCGTCTTATGGCTTTAGGCAATGCAGTCGTGCCATTAATTCCAGAATTTTTAGGAGAGGCAATTATAAATAGTTTTGGGAATAATTATGATCAATAAATTAATAGTAGTATGCAGTTTTTTTACTGCGAGTTTTGTAACATGTTTTCTCATGACTACACTATTTTGTCATGCCAATATTACACAAGAACTACAGGAGTTAAATAGCAAAATTGATAGAATAGTGATATTTTTAGACCTTGATTTAAACGCTGAGGATGAGGTAGAGGAATGAGTACAGTGTATGCTAGAAAAAGCATTCTTGGTAGAATAGATAGAACTATTACTGATGATAGCCCTAAGGAAAGTGACGGCAAATTTTTGCAAGAAGCGTGTATTATATCTGATTATTACCCTGCTGAGTTTAAGTATATAAGAACCAGAATGGAGAATAAGTATGGTTTTAAGTTTAAGCATTACCGCAAACGATTAGATGCATTGGAACAGTGGGAGAAAGAGAAAAATCCTTGGTCTGTTAAAAAAAGTAGCACTAAAAAACCTAAGCTTACAATAATCAAGGATAACGACTGGATGAAATCTTATAAAGCGGAGTTATCTCCCAGTCAAGCTCTTGAAAGGTTTTACAAACTAAAGGCCGAGGAGAAGAAGCAAAGATTGTTAGAAGAAGTTAGAAACGTAGATTTGTTATGGTGATAATTACAATCTTTGGGTAATTATTACTCAGATAAAGAGGAGCGAGATCTACACCGTTAAAAATAACGAAAGATACTAAATAAGGTAACAAAAAAATGATAAACTGGAAAAATGCTAGTGTTAACATTGCCGAGCTTAAAGACTATGAATTCAACCCTAGAAAGATTGCTGATAAAGAAATCGAAAAGCTAACATCTCACATAAAAGAAGACGGCTACCATCAGCGAATAATCGTGAACAGCGATTATACGATAATAGGCGGGCATCAACGCAAGAAAGCACTACTTGCGGCTGGATACAAAAAAAATGATGTAATAGACGTATTAATTTCCGACAGGCTGTTAAGTGCAGAAGAATTAGACCGCATTAATATCAGGGATAACTTACCGTTCGGCGAGTATGATTTCGACATACTCAGTGATAGATTTGACCTCGAGAGCTTAATTGATTTTGGCATGTCAGATGATATGCTTGTGGGCTTTGGCGAAGACAATATACTTGGCGTTGATGAGTTTGATATATCTGATTTACCAGTAGAGCCTAAATCTAAACTAGGTGATCTGTATGTATTAGGCAGTCATAGATTATTATGTGGAGACAGTACTAATCCGCAACATGTAGAGAGATTATTAGATGGAGCTAATCCTATATTAATGGTTACTGATCCACCTTATGGAGTGAGCTATGAACCTGAATGGAGGAATAATATCGGTGATGCGCATGGAGTAGCTAGAAATACCGGTAAAGTCCTAAATGACGATAGGTACGATTGGTCGGAAGCTTACTCTTTATTTGCAGGTGACGTTGCTTATATTTGGCATCCATCTAAATATACGCATAAATTTGCTGAGAATATAGAGAATTGTGGATTTGAATTAATAAACTTAATTATTTGGGGTAAGCAGCATTTTGCTCTAAGTCGAGGTGATTACCATCATCAACATGAACCTTTGTGGTATGCGGTAAAAAAGGGAAAGCAGCATAACTGGCAAGGTAAACGTGATCAGAGTACGATATGGGAGATAAATAATAATAATGTATTTGGTGGTGGTGGCGAAGAGCAAACAGGACACGGTACGCAAAAGCCTCTTGAATGCATGTTAAGACCTATTCTTAATAATTCAAAAGTTGGTGAAGGAGTATATGACCCATTCGGCGGAAGCGGTACAACTTTGATAGCCGCCCAGCGTTCAAAAAGAAATTGTTATATGATGGAACTATCGCCAGCATACGTAGATATCATCGTACAAAGGTGGGAGAAAGAAACTGGTCAAAAAGGCATTTTAGATAATAATCACTGCCCAGAAACCTTATAAAGAACAATAAAAATGAAAGAAACTATTCTAAAACAGAAGGTTTTACAACAGATCACTGCGGGAAGACCTACAAAATATGAGAAGGAAAAACATATAGAATTACTGCTTGATATTTATTTTAAAGGAGAGGGGGTTATGGCTTTTTGTGCCGAGGCGGCTATTACCCAAACTACATTTAATCTATGGGTTCGTACGCATAAAGAATTTAAAGAAGCCTATGATATTGCTATTAATATTGCCGGTAGACAATGGGAGGCTTACCCCTTAAAGAAGTCTGGCTTTAATTTTCCTTATTGGTCAATGATAATGCGCAATCGTTTTGGATATGGAAGGTCTCGATTCAAAATAGCCGATAAGAAAACAGCTGCGGAAATGATGCAGGCTGCAAAAGAGCATTTAGACGAAGACATGATTACAGTTAATGATTACACCGCAATAGTAAATAGCGCAAAGATGCAAGCTATTATTGACGGTGAGTGTAATGATACGGAAGTGTACCGTCCTAGTACCAAAGAAGAGTTACTAGAGAAAAAAGCTCTACTAGAAAATATTGTTGAAACACAAGCAAAGATAACGCAAATGCAGAAAACTAATGAAAACCCAAAAATTAGTAAAGGAAAAATTATCTCCTGAAGCAATTGAACTAAGTATTATAAACGCTGAACTTTCCCTATACGAATTTCTAAAGCAAGCATGGCCTATTATAGAAGGTAAAACACCTTTTATCGATAATTGGCATTTAAAAGTTATAGCCGAACATTTAGAAGCTTGTTATAGACGAGAGATAAAAAATCTTTTAATTAATGTCCCTCCTAGAACCAGCAAGACAAGTTTAATTTCAATAGCATTCCCGGCTTGGGTTTGGTTACAAAATCCTGAAGAGAGATTTATGTATGCTTCATATGCCCATTCTCTGTCTACGGAACATTCTTTAAAATGCAGGCGATTAATAGAATCTGATTGGTATCAGGAAAGATGGGCGGATAAATATCAGTTAGCTAAGGATCAAAAGGCAAAAATGCTTTTTGAAAACAATAAAGGCGGATGTCGTATTGCAACAAGCGTTGGATCCGTTGCTACCGGTAAAGGGGGGAGTATACTTATAGTTGATGACGGGAATAATGCTAGAGACGGGGAGTCCGCGGTAAAAAGAGAAAGTACTAACAGTTGGTGGGATCAGGTATGGTCTACCCGTTTAAATGACCCTAAAAATGATATTCGTATTGTTGTGCAGCAGAGGATTCATGAAAAAGATATTACGGGGCATATTTTAGCAAATGATACTGAATCCGAGTGGGTTAAGCTTATAATCCCTATGGAGTTTGAGATAAAGAGAAGAGCTAAAACCATTAAATTATTAGCCGGTGACGGCGATAAAATATGGGAAGACCCTAGAACATTCGAGGGAGAGTTGTTATGGCCTGAAAGGTTTCCTCTCAAGATAATAAATCGATTACAACGAGAATTAGGCTCTTACGGTTATGCGGGACAATACCAACAAAGACCGAGTCCTGAAGGTGGCGGTCACATTAAAAAAGCATGGTTTAAAAAATGGACTATGCCCAACCCTCCTAAATATGAGATTATACTACAAAGCTGGGATACGGCTTTTTCAGATAAACCAGATAGCTCTTATTCTGCCTGTACTACTTGGGGAATATGGAGGAGTAGCGACGATCACGAAATACAAAACATAATGCTATTATCCATGTGGCGAGGAAGAGTAGGTTACCCCGAACTTAGAGAAAGAGCTAAAAGACTTAACCGAGATTACAAAGATACGGGCGTACATCAAAATATATATCCTGCAATCGGCAGAGTAGACGTTTGTCTTATTGAGGCAAAAGCAACGGGTGATCCTTTAATTAGAGATCTTAGAAATGCCGGTATACGTGCTATACCGTATATACCTAAAGGAGATAAGAATAGTAGAGTACAAATAGTATTACCTTATATAGAAAGCGGTTTGGTATGGCTTCCTACCGAGTCTAAAAATGAAGATAGGTTATTACCTTTTGCCGATGAATTTGTCGAATCGGTAAGCAGCTTTCCAAATGCCGAATCTAGAGACCTGGTTGATACTATGACACAAGCTTTAAGTTATATAAGAGATCATGCTCACTTGAGACATCCTAAAGATGAATATGAAGATGAAATAGTTCAACCACGTAAGAAATTATATTGATAAAATTTGAAGATAGAAGTCATAACAATATTTAGAGGCTTATGTATGAATTTACACAATTGCATGGGAAGTCCTTTTTATAATTGTAAGAATCTAACGAATCAATTTAATATTAGCGTCATCTAATTGCAATTCGCCCCATATTCTATCAGCAGTATATATTGGAATCTGTAATTTTATCCCTAAGGCAACACAGACACGATCGGCTAAAGAAAGGCCTTGAGGCTGTACAAGAGGATGTAGTTTAGCTACTTGTTCAGCTTGTTCTAAATCAAAAGGAACAATGGTTGTAATAATATCCGCAATTAGAGCAAGCCCTTCTTCTGGGGTAATATTTGTTCGCTGTAATACACTTAGAGTTTCCGTAACGTTTACAACTGACATAACAGAAAATTTTAACAACGGCTTTATGATTTCTGCACCAGTTTCTTCTTGAATAAGTGCTAATAAAGCAGAAGCATCTAGTATGATTCTATTATTCATATTTCGCCTCATTTCGTCGCATAGTTATTAATTCATCAGTAAGCGAAATGTCTTGGCCAGTGGTGTTTATATAATTTTTTACCTTATTTTGTAGTGTTCGTAAAGCTTGCTCAGCTGTAGTAAGGTATATTAGATTATCTTCCATATGCAATATAATGTCATCTCCGGTCTCTAGGTGGAGGTTCTTACGAAAAGCTGTCGGAATGATTACTCTTCCACCTTTTCCTAGTTTTGTTCTTACAGCTTTCATAGAGATAATTCTTTTTTAAATTAGTAATATAATACACTATACCATATTATTTAATTATATCATTAATATTAATTATGGCGTAACAATTTGTTATTGTCAAAAGCGCAAGAAAAGTTATTGATGTTTAAGAAGGTATCTATAGTTGTATAAAACTCTAGTACAAACAAAGTAGAATTTTGCCGTACTGCTCTGAACTTAATAAATCATAGTACAATCAACAAAAATATTAGACCTTTATGTACAAACATAGTACAGTCGAGTTTTTTAGATAAGATTGTACTAGAGGTGTTATGAAAATCGGATATGCTCGAGTTAGTAGTAGTACTCAAGATCTTGAGTTGCAAAAAGAGGAATTACTAAAAGCCGGATGTGAAAAGATATTTAGTGAGTCCGTAAGTGCTAAAGATAATAATCGCACCCAGTTAATAGAAATGATTGGCTCACTCAGAGCAAAAGATGTTGTCCTAGTTTATAAAATTGATAGAATTGCTCGATCTTTGAAAGGACTTATTGAAATTGTAGAATTATTGAAAGACAAAAAAGTGGATCTTGTATCTCTTGACTACGGAGACAGAGTCGATACTACTTCGCCTATGGGCAAGGCATTTTTTCAGATAGCAGGTGTATTTGCTGAGTTAGAACGCAGCATGATTAATGCCCGAACTAAAGCAGGAATAGAAAAAGCTAAAATTGACGGCGTAAAATTTGGCAGAACTTTAGGAAGCAAGAATCCAAAAACGGCAGCTAAAATTGAAAAAATGAAGATTTTTCTACGTGCCGGCAAAAGTTATGATTGGATTACTAAAGAACTATCGGTAAGCAAAAAGACAGTAGCCGATATCAAAAAATCTCTATCATCTCTTAGCTTACAATTGACAGTTACTCAGTAGGAGGTTCGCCATACCGATTTAATTCAGGAGTTCCTTTATAAAGAAATAACCCAATAAATAAAATTTGAGCGAGAGGTACAAAAAATAAAATTAATTGCCACCAACCGCTAGAGTTGATATCGTGCAATCTTCTCGCAGTTATAGCAAAATCGTTGATAAATAAATACAATGAAAATATAGCAAAAATAAAACAAAGATTATCGTAATCTTCCCTGACTTTATACAAGTAGTTCGTTGTTATAAATACAACCAATAAAAAAATGGTAAAAAGTACATATTCCTTTCTTGAGCATCTTCCATCAAATTTAAGATAATTCTTTGTACAACTATTTAAGAGTATTTTAAACATTATTCTGACGTATGAATAAATTCATCGACACCCATAAGCTCTAAATCTCTAATTGCTATTTTTGCGCCTAAATCAGTATCAAACTCTTCTTTAACGCCATTGAAGACGCAAGCTAAAGTTTCTGTTGGACTAAATATTTTAGATATAACATGTTTAGGATATGCTAGAACGAATACGTCTGCAGCCAATGAAGGTGCTTCTAAAACAGGAACAAATTTACATTTAAGAAAACTAACTCCTATATTCCAAGCCATCTCAGTATTATTTTTAATAGAACTTATTAAACTTTTATCTACGACAATATTCGATATGTCAACACCATTACTTTGAGCATCCTTCAACACTTGCTTTAAAAACGAACCATAATAGTCTTTCTTGGTACCAACAGCGTTTTTTAAAGTAACATACATGTCTTGAACTGTAGAATTTTGCATAGCTTTAGCAAAATACCCCTCTCCAGTAGTAGTAATTTGATTACCTGAAACGTCTAGGCTTTTTAAATTTGGAAATCTGCCCATTGAGAGAGAATCGGCCATGTATTTAGCTCCGTCATCACCAATGAGATTATTTGAGAAATTCATTGTTATAATGTATCTACCAGCTAAAGTGTTATCAAAACGTAAACCATAGAATAAATTCTCCACTCCTCCAAATCCGATCTTATTATTACTCACGTCAAACACATCTAAATCCAGTCTTTGATACTGTAGATTACCTACGAGTACTGCTATCTCTTTATCTGTTAAGCTGTTGTTTCTAAGATTTATAGCTTTTTCTGGTACAAGATATCCATGTTGTGGGTTGCTTGTTTTTGAACTTTGGACAAAATGATTTGCCTTGGCGGTTAGCATAAGTCAAAAAAATATTACTTTTCTAAATTTACGACTGAATTAAGTGCTATTTAATAGTAAATTTGAGAACTCTAGAGCAGAAATATTTAGT